GTCCTACAACAAATAAAAACAAGATTTCCTACTGGTAGAATATTTGGTGGAAAAGTATTCCCACCATTCTTTTAGTAGTTGAATATATAAAGAGGAGTAAAATATGGCAATACCATTGAATGAAGTACCAAATTATATTTGTACATTACCTTCTAATGGCCAAAAGGTAACATATAGACCTTTCCTTGTTAAAGAGGAAAAGGTGATGTTAATGGCATTAGAAAGTGAAGATGAAACTGAAATAGGACACGCAGTTGTTAACACCGTGCAGTCCTGTATCATAACGGAACTTGATGTGACCAAATTACCTATATTTGATTTTGAGTATCTATACCTAAAGGTTAGAGCAAAGTCAGTTGGTGAAATAGTTAAATTGAGATTGAAGTGTCCAGATGACGAAAAAGAAATTGTGAGTTATGATTTAAATTTAGAAGAAATCAAAGTTGAAACACCTAAAGGTCAAAACTTTGATATTAAATTTAAAAATAATTATGGGGTGGTTATGAGATACCCAACGATTAAATCTTTTAACGGTCAGGCAACTAATACGGAAGTTTCATTAGATGTGCTGAAAGATTCGATTGAAAGCATTTATAAAGGTGAAGAGGTTTATGACCGAAACAATATAAGTGCTGAAGAATTGGAACAATATGTTGGTAGTTTAACACAAGCGCAATATAAACAATTGATTAATTTTTTTGATAAAATGCCTAGGATTAAACATACGATAAAGTATAAAAATCCAAAGACAAACAAAGAATTTAATTTGACGCTGAACGGTACCAGAGATTTTTTTCAATAACCCTTTCACACGAATCGCTTGAGAATTATTATCGTGTGAACTTTTTGTTAATGCAACATCATAAATATTCTTTAAGTGAGTTAGAAACAATGTTACCGTGGGAAAGGGAGATTTACATTGATATGTTAATACAACATATAAAAAATGAAAACGAAAAAATGAGAGAGAGAAACCGAAGAAGATGAGCGATGATTTAGTAAAAGTAAAAAAGACAACCGAAGAATACGAATTAGCAAAGAGCGACCTTGTACCAGATGATGGTGAGGACGCACCTACTTGGTATAACAAGACAGCAGGTTTATTAGATAAGTTTAGGGTCATACCTAGACTAGTAATGTTGGCGTACATTTATGCATTCTATAAATCAGTAACCTGGTTTATGCAATTACCTGACCCAACCAATTCACAGGCAATGTACATATCAACAATAGTTGGTGCTGGCGCTGCTTTCTTTGGGTTATATGTTGGTAAACCTGGTACGAAATTACCTAAAAATAAGAAGTAATTAAATGGCAAACAAATCATTTCAAGAACTATTAATAGAGCAAAAGGGTGAACAGGAAAAAGAACAGGTAGCAATATCTGAAGCTGCACAAACTTTTACTACACAAAAACAATTAGAAGTTACCAGAAAATATGCCAATCAACTTAAAGGCGTAGATCCTGCAACTGGCAAGAAAGTTAAACCTACCATAAGCAGAGAAGCACAAAGCGTTGTTGCTAATTTTTCACAGGAATTAGACTCAATGGCAGATGGATCGTTTAGTGAATTTAAAGATGTAATGGACAAGTATCAAACACTTGTAGGTAAATTAGATGAGAGTAGAAGATTTAATAATGATGAGAGGAAGTATATTGGAGAAATTATAGCTCCTGTACTTTCTGAAGTTAGACCACTAGCAAACGCATTTACAGCAACAAGGATGGGGTTCAAAGATTTGATGAAACAATTTAAACCCCTTAAATTGGCTGCTAGAGTATTTGGTAATATTCCAATACTAGGTACGGCAATAGAGAAGAAAATAGAACGAACAGAAGCAGGTGAAAGAGAATTAAGAAGAGCAGAGGTTCAAAAAGGAAAA